ATGTAATTGTGTCCACTACATCTTATTGTCCATTCGTCTTTTTTGCTCATTTTGTTTTTCCTTTCTGCCGGGGACTTTGCCCCGGCTCAATGCTTATAATGCAGTTTCGATAAACTCAACCGCTGCCTTTATGGTTTTGAATGTGTGGAACTCTCTAAAGCCTTTCCCCCTCTCTTACTGATACATGGTAAGCACCACGGCTTCCAACCATTCTTGTTATATCATATCCTTTTACTGTTTTTACTACTTCCCACATTTTCTTTTCCTCTCTTTCTTTGTGTTCCTCTCTTAACTGTCTTTATTATATTGCATATTGCGTAATATGTCAATACATATTACGCAATATTTTTAAAAAGTTTTATTTATAAGAAAAAGCACACTTTTTAAAGGTGTGCTTTTAGTTCCGTGATATACATTATTTCCTTGCTCTTTTGGTAGCCAAATTCCCAAAGGCGGCGTTGCTTATGCTGCTTCTAAATTGGCGGCGTTTACTGCTGCCGTCACGGTGTTACCGATACCAATAACAATTCTGTCATTCTTAACCTCGATAACATCATATTTACTGTACCAACACTTAAACATATTACCGTAGTAATCGTAAGCATTGATAACCTTTACTTTCTGCCCTACCTTGAAACCGTGGGCGTTCTCCGTTTCTTCCTGGGTCGGAATGTCGGTTGGTACTTCTGCATCCGCCGGGGCTTCTGCAATCTCTTCATCCTTTGCAATGTTGGCGGCGTTTACTGCTGCCGTCACGGTGTTGCCGATACCGATAACAACACGGTCCCCGTTTACCTGGATAACATCATATTCATCATAATAGGTTGCAAAACGCACCCCGTTGTATGTGATGTTGTCAATCACTCTTACCTTGTCCCCCACCTTATAACCGTGGGTTTCCTTGTTCGCCGGTCCCTGGTTCTCTCCGTCCCATGTATCATACTGTGTAAGGTTGTAAGAATTGATGATGTTCATTACATTCTTAATGTATGTAGGGCTTGTTGCATATCCGCCGTTTTTGATTGCGGTAATGGCACTTTCGGCGTTTCCGTTGTTTACTGCTCCGGCATAACGGGAACTTCCGCAAATCAGATTGTAATAATCCGCCACGCTCTCTTCCAGGCTATCATAAGCACGGAAAGCGGCGGTAATCTGCGTGTATGTCTTACCGTCATAGCACTCGTTTGTTTTGCTACTGTAAACCTTGCCTTTCCAACTGCTTCCGGCCTTGATGCCAAAAAACGCATTAGCCTTTGTCATAAGCCCGGATGTTCCCCACCCGGTTTCTAATGCGGCC